GAGTCTGATGAATATGATCCACCAAAAGCAAAACCAGAAAAGATCTCCTCACTGGAAAGTGAGGACTATGATCTTCACTCTAAGTATTACTATGAATGGGATAGAAATGGATTAACAGAAAATCCATTTGAAATAAAATCTGATTCATATGCTGATGCTGTTGACTTTCAGGTAGAGAACATGGCAGAGACTCTCAACATCGACACTACTAGTTTTGAGACTGTTGAATTTACTATGCCAGATTTTGCTGATGCTCATGATCCAAAACCTCAACCAGATTTAAAATATAAATCTCACAAGTATCAAGAAGATAAAGGTATTGAAGATCTCAAATCTTATGTCTCTTCTACCTATCAAGGACACTACACTAATAAGAATTCAGATACTCAAACTCTTGATCTTATTCACTCTGTAGGGGATGCAGAATCATTCTGTCGATCTAATGCACTTAAGTATTTGAGTCGTTATGATAAGAAGGGAACTGCAAAACAAGATATATTAAAAGCAATGCATTATTGCTTACTCCTCTATTACTTCAGTGGCAACACTAAAGAACCTGATTATACTAACACTCGTTATGAAACTTTCTGATAAAACTGTCAATCTACTTAAGAACTTCAGCAACATCAATCAATCTATTCTTTTTAAAGAGGGTAGCAAATTACGCACTATCTCTGTAATGAAGAACATTCTTGCAGAAGCAGAAGTTAATGAATCATTCCCAAAAGATTTTGGTATCTATGATCTAAATCAATTCCTTAATGGTATGGGATTACATCAAAATCCAGATTTGGACTTTGAAAATTCAGGTCATGTGGTTATCAAAGAAGGTAGGATGAGATCAAAGTATTTCTTTGCTGATCCTAGTGTAATAGTCACACCTCCAGATAAGAATTTAGATCTTCCTAGTGAGGATGTATCATTTGAATTAAATACACAACAGTTAGATCGTTTACTTAAAGCAGCAGCAATTTATCAGTTACCTGATCTATCAGTTATTGGTCAAGCAGGAGCAGTAAGAATTGTTGCAAGAGATAAGAAGAATGATACTTCTAATGACTTCTCTATTGCAGTTGGTGAAACATCTGAAGAGTTTGTATTCAACTTCAAAGTAGAGAACATTAAGATTATACCTGGTACTTACGACGTTGTTGTATCTAAGAAACTATTGTCTAGGTTTAAGTGTAAGGATTATGAACTTACATACTTTATTGCACTAGAACCTGATTCAACATTTGGTTAATGAGAAATTCTATCCTCTATGGGGATTGTAGGGAGACCTTAAAAGAGTTTGCTTCATATACCGATAAGGCGAGGATGTGTGTAACATCACCACCTTATTATGGTCTTAGAGACTATGGTGGTGAAGACAATCAAATAGGTCAAGAACAATCTCCAGAAGAGTTTATAAAAAATTTAGTTGAAGTATTTGGTTTAGTAAGAGATTGCTTAACTGATGATGGAACATTGTGGGTTAACATAGGTGATAGTTATTACAACTATAGACCTGGTAAAGGTCAGTCATATCCTAAACAATCAGTAAGCAAGACTAAACAAGACCTACCAGATAAGTGCAATAAAAGAGGTAATAAATTAAAAGGATTAAAAGAGAAAGATTTAATTGGTATACCGTGGATGCTTGCGTTTGCATTGAGAGCAGATGGGTGGTATTTACGTCAGGATATTATATGGCATAAACCTAATCCTATGCCTGAGTCAGTTAGAGATAGGTGTACCAAATCACATGAATACATATTCTTACTAAGTAAAAATAAAAGATATTATTATGACAATGAAGCAATTAAAGAACCAGCGAAAGATTGGGGTACTAGGGATCGTACTAAAGGTAAGTATCATAATGCTGGCACTGGTCTATCCCCTCATACAGGGTTAAGTAAATCGTATGCTAAGAAGAATAAAAGATCTGTTTGGAAGGTAACTAATAAACCGTATAAAGGTGCTCACTTTGCAGTGTATCCACCAGATCTAATTGAACCCTGTGTCCTTGCAGGAAGCGAGAAAGGAGATATTATATTAGATCCTTTTATGGGTTCTGGTACAACTGCTAGGGTTGCAAGGTCTCTAAATAGAGACTATGTAGGATGTGAACTTCATAAAGATTATCGTAGTCTGATAGAAGTAGCATCTCTTGATGGTCTAATTGAAAAATGAATAAACTATGGGAGATATGGAAGTATGCATTGGGTTCGTTCTCTGATGAGAAGACGAAGAGGTATGATGATCTTATTGTCATTATACGATCTATTATCTTTCTATCTTATCTTGTCACTAATTGCTTTATTATTAGCGGAGTAATCCGTCATTGGAATCCACCTCATGTACAAAGTATGTCGAGTAAGTGATGACTATCCTTACAGGATCATCAGTGAATCAAATCAAATTGAAGATTGGACAGATGCTCAAGACATGGCTGTGCAATTACTTGAAGATGGTGTACAATGTATAAGGATTCTTCTATTGAATGAAGATTCTGATGAATGGGGATTAATTCAAGAATTAAATTTAGAGAGAGGTATTATGCCTGATCCTAATTTTAGTACTTGGTCTCTAACACCATATTATGTAAGATTGAGAAATTATGAGGGATGAGTTTCTTTGGGTTGAAAAATATCGACCCAAGACTATTGAAGATTGTATCCTTCCAGAAGCAACCAAGAAAACTTTTCTTGAGTTTTTGGAAGCAGGTGAAGTACCTAATTTACTTTTGTCTGGCCCTGCTGGGTGTGGTAAGACAACAGTTGCTAAAGCACTGTGTAATCAATTGGGAGTAGACTTCTATGTCATTAACGGATCAGACGAGGGACGATTCCTCGATACGGTACGTAACAATGCAAAGAACTTTGCATCTACTGTATCGTTGTCTTCGGAGGCGAAGCACAAGGTCATCATCATTGACGAAGCAGATAACACAACATCCGATGTACAGCTCTTACTTAGAGCAAGTATCGAAGAATTCTCAAACAATTGTAGATTCATCTTTACCTGCAACTACAAGAACAAAATCATTGAGCCCCTCCACTCAAGATGTTCCGTCATCGAGTTCTCAATTACAGGAAAACAAAAACCAGCAATTGCTGGACAGTTCTTCAAACGACTTGTATCCATCTTGGAAAAAGAACGGATTGAAGCAGACAAGAAAGTCCTCGCAGAACTCATCAACAAACACTTCCCAGACTGGAGAAGAGTCCTCAACGAATGTCAACGATATTCCGTTGGAGGAAAAATAGATTCCGCAATTCTTGCAACCTTTGGTGATGTAAGAACTGAAGATCTAGTAAAATATTTAAAGGGTAAGCAATTTACGGAAGTCCGTAAATGGGTAGTCCAAAACTTGGATAATGATCCTGCTCTTATTCTTAGGAGAATCTATGATTGTATGTACGATTCTCTAGTACCTAGCAGCATACCTGCCGCAGTTCTGATCATTGCAAAATATCAATATCAGATAGCGTTTGTTGCAGATCAAGAGATTAATCTCTTAGCGGCATTAACTGAACTTATGTGTGAATGTGAATTCCAATGAAACAAGAAGCAAGAACCTCAAAAGAAATGAATGTAAAGATCATTCGTTTATCTACATCTGAAGATGTTATAGCAGATGTTATAGAAGAGAATGAAGACACTGTTACCTTCCGTGGTGCGATTGTCGCAGTTCCAACTAAGGATGGTAATATTGGATTTGCATCTTGGTGTCCTCTTCTTAGCAGTCCTGTTGATGATGTTATAGTTAAACAACAGCATGTGATCTATGTTAATAATCCTGCAGATCAGGTAGTAGATCATTATAAGAATCAATTTAGTAAAATTGTTATGCCAGACAGTATTCAAGACGGTATTATTGTTCCATAATGATTGATATTAACCTTTGTGATTTAAATAGTTTTTTTGGTTGTGTTGATGCAACTAACACAACAGAATTAAAAACTAACGCTTTTCGTCCTCTTAGGACTTATCTACAGGAGAAGTCTTTTGAGAAGCATTCTGGTGGTCAACTAACTTATGTTGGTAACTATGCAGATGGTCAAGACTTTGTTGATAATGATGGAGTACCTTATGAGATGAAAGGTTCTTTGGGATTATTTAATAAGAATGGATCATGCAAACAGGTTATATTGAAGAACAATATGCCTGGTCGTAGCAAACAAAACTTGGAGAAAACCTTTGAGTACATGCTTTTAGTTGATACTAAAAATATGAGTCTTGGTTTTACTACATGGGATGTTGTTGAGAGTAGATCTAAACTTGATGGAGCAGGTGCTACATTTAAACTTCAAGCAGGTGACTTTACTATGCTTGCTGAGAATGTTAAACCAAATGCAAAGAATATTACTGCTAATGAACTTCTAGAATCTCTCAATAGTATTCTCTAAATAACTATACTTAGTATCGTTTTATTATGCCATTCCATCAACATACCAAAGCTCAGGTATTTAATCTAAAAGGATCTGAGAAATTATTAAAAACACCACTTCGTTATCCTGGCGGCAAGTCTCGTGCTTGCAAAAAGATGGAAGTATTCCTTCCTAATATGGATCTTGGTAGTAGGTATAAACAGTATCGTGAACCATTCCTTGGTGGTGGATCTTTTGCTCTTCATATTACGAAGAAGTATCCACATCTAGAGGTTTGGGTTAATGATGCATATGAACCTCTTGCTAACTTTTGGCAACAGTTGAGAGCAGATGGGGTAGAGATGAGAAAGAGATTAGTTAAACTTAAGAATGATAATAAGACTGAGGAGAAAGCAAAAGAATTATTTTTAAATGCAAAGGAGAAAGTAAATGACAAAGAATCTACCCCCTTGGACAGGGCAGTTAATTTTTATATTATCAATAAGTGCTCTTTTAGCGGTCTATCTGAGTCCTCCTCCTTCAGTGCTCAGGCAAGTAAATCCAACTTTACCCTCGCTGGAATCAAGAGATTAGATGACTATCAAGAATTGATTCAGTTCTGGAGAATAACTAACAAGGACTATAAAGAGTTGATGTTTGAAGGTGGTGATACTTTTATGTACTTAGATCCACCATATGATATTAAAGATAATTTATATGGTAAAAAGGGTGGAATGCATAAAGGTTTTGATCATGATGAATTTGCTGATATTTGTAATAGAACTCCTGCCCATACTTTAATATCATATAACTCTTCTCAGTTAGTTAAGAATCGTTTTGAATCTGGAAATTCTAATTGGGAAGCACAAGAGTATGACTTAACATACACTATGAGATCTACTTCTGATTATCAAAAGGATCAGAAGGATAGAAAAGAACTTCTCTTATTCAATTATGAACGTGGATTGATTTCTATTCTGGA